AGTACTACAACAAGTGCATTTGCAAGCGTTACAGTACAGGGTGTAAGCACTACACAAGCTGATGGTGCTGGCGCAATTGGTGACTTTGTACCTCAAAACGGTTCAAGTGTTTCAGCACTAACCGCAGGTACTGCAACAGTTGGTAACTTATTACTGGACCAACAAGCAAACACACGTGGCACGATTATTGTTCGTGAAGTTGTTACAGGCGGTGCAGTTGGCGCACTTACAACAGGTGATCTAAACGCATCAACAGCAATGCCAACAGCAACAGCGGCAGCAGGACAATATTGGCATGACAATTCAATTGATGGACTAGATCTTTATATCCAAACAGGCGGTGCTTGGCAGGCAGTTCTAGCTGCAGATACACAGTATGGTACAACTGCACCGACCACTGACAAAGATGGTAATGCACTAGGCAGTGGTGATGTATGGATTGATACAACACTAGCAGGTTTTGGACAAGCAAACGAGCGTGATTATCCAAAGATTTATGTACACAACGGTAGTGCATGGATTAAACATGACAACACTGATCAAACAGGACAAACAGGCGTATTATTTGCTGACTTGTTTGATGTAGCAGGTGGTACAAGTCCAGTATTTGGAGCACCAAGTGCGGCTGTATATCCAGCAGGTATGGTAGCTGTAAACATGGCACAGAGTAAAAACACTGTTAGAGTTTACGGTTCGTGGGCAGCAGCAGGTAACACTACTGTAAATGCATGGAGAAATGCAGCAAGTAACCATGCAGATGGCGCAGGACGTTTTGGACGTTATGCACAACGCAATGTAATTGCAACAAAAATGCAAGCGGCAATTGCAGGCACAGATCTAAGAGATCCTCTCAATAGATTTAGCTTGATTGCATCACCAGGTTATCCAGAACTAGTAGACGAAATGGTTACACTTAACAGTGATAGAGGCGAAACAGCATTTATTATTGTTGATACACCAATGCGTAAAAATGCAACAGATGCAATTAGTTGGGTACAAAATGCAGCCACAGCAAGTGAAAATGGTGAAGATGGACTAGTAACAAACAACACATACAGTGCAGTTTACTATCCTGCAGGACAAACAACAGAGCCATTAAATGGTAACACAGTTGTTGTTCCACCAAGTCACATGGCGCTATACACTTATGCATACAATGACAACATCAGTTACCAATGGTTTGCACCAGCTGGTCTAACAAGAGGTGTTGTACAGAATGCAAGTGCAGTTGGACATTTGACAACTGAAAATGAATTCAAAGCAATTGCACTTACACAAGGACAGCGTGATGCAATGTATACAGCAAAGCTGAACCCAATCACAACATTCCCTGGACAAGGCACAGTTATATTTGGACAAAAGAGTCTACATACAACAACAAGTGCATTAGACAGAGTAAATGTTGGCAGATTGGTTGCTTACTTGCGTGAACGTTTTGATGAAATTGCTCGTCCGTTCTTGTTTGAAGTAAATGATGCACAAACAAGACAAAGAGCAAAAGTTACATTTGAAAGATTCTTAAGTGACATCCTTGCTAAGAGAGGACTAACTGACTTTGCAGTAGTATGTGATGAATCAAACAACACACCTGCAAGAATCGACCGTAATGAACTTTATGTTGATGTTGCAATTGAACCAAGCAAAGCTGCGGAATTCATTTATATTCCGATCAGATTGGTCAATACTGGACAAATTTCAGCTAATTAACAAAAAAATTAACATAATACTTAATTAGGCGGCTTAGGTCGCCTAATTTTTTGACTGAAAATCATAAATACTGTTAGCCGGTAACATGAGGAGAATCAAATGGCAGTTATTACAAATTTAGGTGTTCCAGACAATCAGAGCAACACCACAACCATTATGCCAAAGTTACAATATCGTTTTAGGGTTACATTTCTCGGTGATGGTTTCAGTGGAAACAGTACTAGAAATGTTATTAGTGTAACAAGACCTGCACTAACACATGACGAAGTTGTAGTTGACGCATACAATTCAAGAATTTATCTAGCTGGTAAACACACATGGGATCCAGTTACAGTTGTATTCAGGGACGATGTCGATAGTGCATTGCTACGTGAACTTAACAATCAACTTAATATTCAAGTTGACCATGCTAACCAAAGCTCACCAAGAGCAGGTAGCGCATACAAGTTTGCAATGAAAGTAGAAACATTAGATGGCGCTAATCCAACACCAGGTATATTAGATACATTTGAATTAGCAGGTTGCTATATTCAAAATATCCAGTATGGTGATATGGCATATGCTAGCAGTGATCAAACACAAATTACTGTAAGCATTAGATACGACAATGCTGAGATCTTTGATGCAGCAGGAACAGCAACGCTAACAGGCGCAGATCAGGACCAAACTAGAAGTACAGCTTCAGGCGCTGGTACCTAATAGAGGGTAGGTTATGGCTATTCCGTCAGTTACCGGCCCTACTAATTTTGCCGCTAGGCATTTTGGACAAGACACTCAACAAGGTGGTCCTATTACAGCCGCGCCAAGATTAGGTTATAACTTTAGTGTTGAGTTTATACTCAATCAGGAAGTAGCTATAGCAGACGCTAGTTTTGGACACACCTTTACTTTTGATAGAGTAAGTGGTGTGTCTTTACCTGATATATCATATGATGTACAGCCAGTAAATCAATACAATAGAATAAGACATGTAGCAACCAGACAAACGTTTGGACCTGCTAATTTGTCAATTTACGACACCAAAGACAATATGTTTACTGAAATTTTAAAGTCATACAGTAAACATTATTTTAATAGTATGGAACTTGATGAAGATGTTTTTAGTGGATATAACATGAATGATGTTGATTTTCAAAACGGAAAGGAACATCCGTTTGGTGCTAATAGCATTAATCCAGAAGCAAGATTTTTTATTGAAGAATTACGTATACACAATATAGATTTTAATAAGACAGAAGGTCGCACACATCAGTTATTTAATTGTATGATAACAAACGTAAGTTTAGATAGATTTGACTACAGCAATAGTCAGCCTATTTTATATCAAGTTCAAATACAGCCAGAACATGTAAATGTAGGACCACTAAATCTGACCACTAACGATGGAGCAAGTGATACTGATAATCCTAGTCAAGACTTTGCTAGGGCAGTAGCAAATAGACCTTCTAATGTAGTTAATGCAGTACCTACAAATAATCCTAATAACTTAAAACCTTTCAGTGGTACTCTTAAAGCAGGTGAAAAGCTGAGAAACATCAACGGCAAAAGTTTTGTGGTTCCAGCCAGCTAATAAATACTACTAGAATGGCAAACAAATTTCAACAAGGTATATATGAGGTTAGAAACCCTCGTAAGTATGTGGGTAAACACCGTCCCAAGTATCGCAGTGGTTGGGAATTAAAGTTTATGCGCATGTTAGATGAACATCCTAATATCCTAGCATGGGCAAGTGAAGCGCATAGAATACCTTATAAAAATCCAGCTACAGGTAAGAATACACACTATGTTCCAGACTTTTTTATAGTGTATGAAGATAAGAATAAACAGCGCAAAGCAGAAATGATAGAGATTAAACCTGCTGGACAAACACTTGCTTATGCCAGAGGCACAGTACAAAAAGCACAAGCAATTGTAAATGAAGCAAAGTGGCAAGCAGCCAAAGTTTATTGTCAGAGACAAGGTGTTGGATTCAGAGTGTTAACAGAGAATGAGTTGTTCAACAATCCTAGAAAGAGGCGTAAAAAATGAACAAAAAAATAGAAGATGTGTTTGATTTACCTCCAATAGAAAAGGAACATGTAGATGAACCTATCAAATCTGAGGAGACAGGTTTGGATTTAACACAATTACAGCAACAACTGGATACAGCAGATAAAATTGATGCTGCACTACCAATGGTCAGAGACCTTGAAAACTTAGATGTTGACATGGATGCATATGCACAAAAAGCAATGCATGCTTTTCAGGATCTAATGGATCTTGGACAAAATGTAGAAGATAGACATGCGGCGGCTATATTTGATACAGCCAGTAAAATGATGACCAACGCTATCACTGCTAAAACAGCAAAGATGGATAAAAAACTTAAAATGGTGCAATTACAACTACAAAAAGCCAAATTTGATGCACAGCAAGCCAAAGTTAATGATGATGCAGGAATACAAGGTGAAGCAGAAGAGTTTGAAGACCGTAACAGTTTGATTAATGCTGTGATAGAAAAAATGAATAACTCTGATAAATAACTACAGTTAAGGAAATCGCGATGAAAAGTTTGAAACAATATCTAGCAGAATCTGAAAAAACATATGAGTTCAGACTTCGTAGTCTAAACGAGATTTCAGATGAACATATGGACAGAATTGAAAACCATATGAAAAAGTACAACATGGAAAGCATGGGTGCTCCTAAGAAAACCATTATGCACAAGCCACGTGGCTTTGCAGATGTAGGCGCACAAGAAGTTTACATATACGATTTTGCTACTAAATTACCAGCAACACCAAACACACTGCATGAAGAAATTGCAAGCATTTGTGGTTGTAGCTTGGGTAACATGGTTGTAAACAATATGAACGAAGCTGAAGAGCTTTGGGAAATTGAAGAAGAATCAGATGAAGAAGCAAAAAGCGTACTAGCTGACGCAGATTACAGCGAAGCAGAAAAGATTGTACCTACAGATCATTATGGTGATGCTTATAATGATAAAATGGTCAAAGATGCAGTAGGTGCAGAACTTAATAAAGAATACAAGGTGTGATATTATGAATTTAGATGACTTAAAATTACTAGCAGGAGTAGCAAAGTCAGCAGACACACCAGTGCAAGAACAGCCACAACTTGGTGATATGAGAACATTAATTGCATTGGTAACTCCAGAGCAGTTAAATCAATTACAAAGTAGTACTGAAGAAGCAGTAGAAGAAGAAGGATTTGCCAACAGCGGTGACGAATATGCTGGTGAACCTGAAGAATACAAAGGCACATTAGGTAGTCCTGCTGACCTAAGCCTACGCAGATACTTGGGTGCCAATGGCATGCCAGTAAATGTAGATGAAGCAAAAGTTTACGAAGACCACAAAGTAGAAGATATTACTGAAGCATATGCACAGTACAAAGCTGAACAAAACCAAGTAGTAGCAGAAGCACATGCATGTGGTTGTGATGATAGTTGTTCATGCGGCGGCAACTGCGGTCCAAACTGCAACTGTCACAGTGGATGCAGTGCAACAAATGAGTCAGTTACTGAAGGTCATATGAAAGATGAAATGATAGATGATGCTGAAAAAATGAGTAAATCAGCCTTTATTAAGAAATACGGCGAAGAAAATGCTGGTACATGGGAAAGTGTGAACGAATCACTTGAAGAAGGTAAAGTAGGAACACCTAACAGTTTAGAAAAAGTGGAAGCACAAATTGAGAAATTAAAAGACATGGCAAAGAAAGCCAGAGCCGATGGTGACCCACAAAAAGCAAACGATATTGAGAGTAGTGATGAAATGACTGAATTACTACGCAAACAAAAGAAACTAAAGAAAAATGAATCAATTGAAGAAGCAGTAGTTGACGAAGATGATGTTGAAGAAGACAACGCATTCAACAGTGCAGCGGCTAATGCTAAAAAAGCTGGCAAGAAGTCATTTTCTTTCAACGGTAAAACATATCCAGTAAAAATGGATGCTAAAACAGCAGATGGACTTACAGACGATATTGATATACTCAAACAGTTAGCAGGAATTTAATAATGGCACCTGACGAAATGAAAATTGAAAAAACATTTAGCAAAGCAATGGATCAAATTGATCGATTGCAAAAAGTATTTCGTGATGATGGGTTGCTAGCAAAAGCAGTAGTAGACATTGGTGGTAATCAAGACTTTGGTACTATACAGGAAGCATTTGACAACTTGTATGGTGCATTAGAAGACGCACACTATGATGCAATGGCACACTTGGGTATGGACGAAAGCATTAAAGAATCAAAAGCAGATCCAAAAATTGTAGCGAAGTTTGCTAAAGTCAGTCCAAGTCAACGTAGTTACTATGTAATGCAGTGGGCAAAAGAAAACGGAATTGACAGTGATGAAGCAATGGAAATGGCTGGCTACACAAAAGGCAGTTACATGGGCGCAGGTTCTTATAACTGGAACTACGTTGGCGAAAGTCAAGTCAAAGAAGTGGGATTGGTAGAAACATATGTTGGGGCACCTGATCGTAATCCTGCAAAAGATGCAATGGGCGGAGCCAATGAATCTAATATGCCACGAGAAGTTAAACTAGCTGGCGACAGTATTTGGGATAGAGATCCAGATAATCCTAATCCAGACATGGTCACAGTCACCGACTATGAAGTTGTAGACGAAGGTGACGGTTATATGAGTGTTGTTGTTATGCATGATGGTCCTTGGACAATTTATACAGACAGTGGCTTTGAAAAAGCAATGAGCGATATGATCGGCATGGAAGTCAGTTTCAGTGAACAAGGTATGCAAGAAGATGGTAGAGCACACCTTGAAGGTTATGAACGAGGCGAAATGGAAAGTGCTGATCTTTCAAGAGTTAAAAAATTAGCAGGCGTTTAAACTAAAAGGCAGTGTATTTTACACTGTCTTTTTTTCTGATAAGTACTACTATGAGTGTAGATACCAACCTAATCAAAAAACCATACAAGCGTGAAAAGTTTAGTCAACAGCAGATTGCTGAATTGGCTCGTTGTACAGTGGATCCAAAATACTTTATGTTGGAACACTGCTACATTCAACACCCCACACGAGGTCGTATGAAGTTTGCACTGTACGACTACCAAGAAAGACTTGTAGACGTTTATCACAACAATAGATATAGTATAGCAATGTTGCCAAGACAAACAGGTAAATCAACTTGTGCGGCAGGATACTTGTTATGGTATGCAATGTTCAATGCAGATCAAACTATTCTTATTGCGGCACACAAGTACAGTGGTGCTCAAGAGATTATGCAACGTATAAGATTTGCATATGAAACACTACCTGACCATATACGTGCAGGTGTGACTGCTTATAATAAAGGCAGTTTGGAGTTTGACAACGGTAGCCGTATTATTGCACAAGCAACAACTGAAAACACTGGTCGTGGTTTGTCACTATCATTGGTATATTTAGATGAGTTTGCGTTTGTCCCTCCGCGTATTGCCAAAGAGTTTTGGACAGCATTGAGTCCAACACTGTCAACAGGTGGTAAGTGTATGATTACAAGTACACCAAACCAAGACAATGATCAGTTTGCACAAATATGGAAACTTGCCAACAAGTGTATTGACCAATACGGTAATGAAACAGACGTGGGTGTAAATGGATTCAAAAGCATACTTGTGGATTGGGCAGAGCATCCTGATAGAGATGAACAATGGGCTGCAGAAGAAAGAAGTAAAATTGGCGAAGAACGTTTTAGACGTGAACATGGTTGCGAGTTTATTACAGCAGATGAAACATTGATCAACAGTTTAAAACTCACTGTTATGGAAAGCAAAGAAGTATACAAACGCACAGGACAAGTGCGTTGGTACAAAAATATACAAAAAGGTAAAACTTACATTGCAGGCTTAGATCCTAGTTTAGGCACAGGTGGAGACAATGCTGCAATACAAATCTACGAACTACCTGGCATGAAACAAGTTGCAGAATGGATGCACAACAAAACTCCTATTACAGATCAAATACGTATCATGCGCAGTATGCTACAACTTATTCAAGACGAAGCGCCAGAAAGCGAAATATATTGGAGTGTAGAAAACAACACATTAGGTGAAGCGGCATTGGTTGTTATACAAGAAGTTGGAGAGGATAACATACCTGGACAGTTAGTAAGCCAACCACGTGCTGCTAATAGAGCATATAGAAAAGGTTTTACAACCACAAACAAAACAAAACTAGCGGCTTGTAGTAAACTTAAAAATTGGATTGAAACGGATAAAATGGAAGTTAGTAGTAGCGCACTACTACAAGAATTAAAAACGTTCATTGCTCGTGGCAGTAGTTTTAGTGCCAAAGATGGTGAAACAGATGATCTTGTAATGGCAACTATATTGGTTGTGAGAATTGCTCAACAAGTTGCACAGTATGATGAAAATGCATATGACGAATTAAAGGATAGCTTTACCGATGAGGAAAGTGTAGAGCCCATGCCTTTTGTGTTTCTAACATAAATACATTAAAGGAACCAATATGATTAAT